CGGATTTTATTCTGACATAGATTTGCCTGCACCATCACCGGACATTTCAGAAATACAGCAGAAGTATGATCGGCTGACTGGGGACTCGGAGAACTACGAGTTCGACAATCGCCATACCCTGCTTGAAATGCACGTTGACATCGATCTTATTGGCTTTGAGGACACGGATAGAGGCAAGCCCACGGGCATTGCGTTGCCTTATGTCGTTACCATTGACAAGTCATCAAGAACAATTCTGTCGATTCGGCGCAACTGGTATGAGGATGATCCCAAGAAGATGAAGCGGGATCACTATGTCCACTACCAGTATTTGCCCGGTCTGGGCTTTTATGGCTTTGGCCTAGTACATATGATCGGTGGTCTATCCAAGTCGGCAACATCGTTGCTGAGACAGTTGGTAGACGCCGGAACACTTGCCAACCTACCGGGGGGATTGAAATCTCGGGGACTCAGAATCAAGGGCGATGACACTCCCATCATGCCCGGAGAGTTCCGTGACGTAGACGTTCCGGGTGGTGCAATCCGCGACAACATCACGTTCCTGCCTTACAAGGAGCCAAGCAACGTCCTTTATCAGTTGCTAGGTGACATTGTTCAGGAGGGGCGTCGATTCGCATCAGCGGCGGATGTGAAAGCCTCAGACATCAATGGTGAAGCGCCGGTTGGCACCACGCTTGCAGTTCTTGAGCGAGAGATGAAGGTGATGAGCGCGGTACAGGCCCGTGTCCATGCCGCAGTTTCCAAGGAACTCAAGATACTGTCAGAGCTTGTCAGGGACTATGGCCCAGAGCTTTACCCTTACGAAGAGGAAAGCGGCCAGACTGTTCCTACGGACTTTGATGACAGGATAGACATTATCCCTGTCAGTGACCCCAATGCGGGCACGATGGCACAAAGAATTATGCAGTATCAGGCGGCGTTGCAGTTGGCGGCTCAGGCACCCCAGATGTATGACATGCCACTGCTTCACCGCCAGATGTTAGATGTGTTGGGCATTCAAGACGCAGACAAGATCGTCCCAACAGAGAACGACCTCAAGCCGACAGACCCTGTCACAGAAAACATGAATATCTTGAACGGCGATCCGGTCAAGGCATTTATTTATCAGGATCACGAGGCCCATATACAGGTCCACATGTCGGCAATGGAAAACCCTGAGATCCAAAAGCTTGTTGCTAAAGCGCCAAATAGAAAGGCGATGGAGGCCGCAATGGCGGCTCATGTAGCCGAACATGTCGCTTTTGCATACAGGGCCAAGATTGAAAAAGAACTGGGTGTTGAGCTTCCCGGTCCAGACGAGAAGTTACCGGAAGATATCGAACTCCGCATTTCTAGACTCGCGGCACCAGCCGCAGAACAAGTCACTGGCAAGGCCAAGATGATGGCTCAGGCCGAGCAAAACGCCAAGCAACTGCAAGATCCTATTGTTCAAATGCAACAGCGGGAGTTGGCGCTCAAAGAACAGCAGGCGGCGGCTAAGGCGCAAACCGACATGGCAAAAGTCCAAGTCGATGCACAGAAGGCACAAGCCAAGACTATGCTTGATCTGGAGAAGATGGATCAAGAGGAGCGCCTAGAGAGCGCAAAGATTGCGGCTAAGGTCGCAATTCAAGACAGCAAAGAAGAGTCTGATCAAGAAATAGAAGGCTTCAAGGCTGGTTTTAACATGGTCAAGGAAATGATTGATGACGAAGAAAGCAAGCAATAACTTGCTACAGGCGATACAAGCGGACCTTCGCACTCAGATGAACGAGGTGACAGATCACCTTGCCGTTGGTGGTTGCAAGGATATGAATGAGTACTCTCGTAACGTGGGTATCATTCAAGGTCTTGCCCACGCAGAACGCACGCTACTAGACCTAGATGAAAGGATAGAGCGCGAGTAATTCGTTACACAAAGTAACGCATGGTGACACCAGACACCGACTTCTGGTGCAGGAAAGGCATTATGACTGAAGAAGACACTCAGACTGCAAAGCAGTTACCTGAGCCTAAAGGTTACAAATTACTCATCGCTCTCCCCGAACCAGAAGAGATGACGGAGGGGGGAATCCTAAAAGCACGAGAAACCATGCAAGTGGAGGAAATTGGCTCTGTTTGCGGTTTTGTACTAAAGATGGGCGCAGACGCTTACGGGGACAAAACCCGTTTTCCCAGCGGCCCGTGGTGTGAGGAAGGAGACTGGGTGCTGATGCGCTCATATAGCGGAACGCGGTTCAAAGTTCATGGCAAAGAGTTTCGCCTGATCAATGACGACAGCGTTGAGGCAGTAGTTGAAGACCCGAGGGGGATAGTGAAGGTATGAGCGAAGAGCAGATGGAAGAGCAGACCATGTCCTCAGAGGACAAGTTTTTTGGTGTCAAGACGACGTTTGATGACAAGGGAGAGCCTGTCGAGGACGTAGACGTTGAGGTTGTAGATGACCGCCCGCCGGAGGACAGACGGCCTCCCGCAAAAGAAGCAAAACAGGAGGAACCCAGTGACGAAGAAGAACTGGAGGGTTACTCCGAGAAGGTTAAAAAACGCATCAATAAGCTCCGCTATCAACAGCATGAGGAGCGTCGGCAACGCGAAGCCGCTGAAAAGATGCGCGAAGAAGCTGTCCGAGTGGCGCAAAAGTATGCGGATGAGAACAAGAAGTATCATGCAATCATCCAAGAAGGCGAGCAGTATCTGGTTCATCAGATTCGAGAGCGAGCTAATCTGGCTCTTGAGCAGGCTAAAGGTCAGTATCGCCAAGCATACGAAGAGGGAAACACGGATAAGGTTGTCGAAGCCCAAGAGGCCATGATTCGCGCTCAGGCAGAGTTTAGCTCTGCTGATCAGCAGTTTAATCAGATGAATCAAAGCAGGGAGCAGTGGAAGCAGTGGCAACAGTCACAAATGCAAGCCCCCCAGCAACCTGTCCAACAGCAACCACAGCCACAGCCACAGCCAGAACAGCTACCACAGCCTACAGAAAAGGCGACTCAGTGGGCGCAAGACAATCAATGGTTTGGGCAGGAAAAAGACATGACCGCTCTGGCGTATGGCGTCCATGAGCGATTAGTCAGGGATGAGGGATATGACCCTAACTCTGATGAATATTTTCAGGAAATTGATCGCACCATGCGGTCTAAGTTTCCCGAATATTTTGGTGAAGACGAAGTCTCTGCCAAAAGTCCACCCGTGGTCACAGCGCCTTCCTCGCGGAATAACGGTGCAAAGCCACGCAAGGTTAAGCTGACTCGCACCCAGCTAAGTCTAGCCAAGCGGCTAGGAATAACCCCTGAACAGTATGCCAACCAGCTTATGAAGGAGGCTCAGTAATGGCAGAACAGCGCACTAAAAGGGACGCAGAGTCCAGAGAAGTTGAGACAAGACCTAGCGATTCGTGGCTTCCGGCCTCCGTATTGCCGAACCCTGCTCCGCAAGACGGATGGGTATTTCGGTGGGTACGCACCAGCACATTGGGCCATGCGGATAACACGAATGTCTCTCAGAAGTTTCGAGAGGGCTGGGTTCCTGTGAAAGCAGAGGATCATCCAGAGTTGGAAGTGATGTCTGATATCGATTCCCGATTTAAGGGAAACATCGAAATCGGCGGTCTTCTTCTGTGCAAACAGCCAGAGGCTACAGCACAGGCTAGAGAGGCCCATTATGAAAACGTCGCTAACAGCCAGATGGAGTCTGTAGATAACAACTTCTTAAAGCAAAACGATCCCCGAATGCCCGTTCTCAACCCTGAGCGGTCAACTCGGACTACCTTTGGTCGAAGTTGACTCCGGTTTACCGGAGAGCTTTGGCCTTTAATCTAAGTTTGGAGACTTAAAATGGCTACAGCGGCTACTCCGATGGGTGCAGAACCCGTAGGCACTCTTAGTGCTTCTGGTTCTTTCACCGGAAAAGTTCGCCATATCAAGATTGCCAATGCGTATGCAACGGACATCTTCTATGGTGATTTCGTTAAGCTGGTTGCTACTGGTACGGTAGAAAAGGCGGCAGTAACTACTGCTGTCGTGGCAGGCACTGTCGGCATCTTTGTCGGCGTTTCCTACACCGACCCCGGCACTGGGCAACTGACTTTTAACCAGTACTTCCCTGCTTCAACAGCGGCGGATGACATCATGGCTTATGTCGTGGATGATCCCAAGTTGTTGTTCCAGATGCAGGGTGATGGCTCTATTGCTCAGACTGGTCTGGGTAATAACGTCTCAGCTATTAGCACTGCTGGTTCAACCTCTATCGGCAGGAGCAAAAACGCTCTTGACGCTAGTTCAATCGCAACTACCAACTCGCTTCCGCTTCGTGTTGTGGACTTCGTGGATGGGCCTAAGAGTTCAGTAGGTGATGCTTTCACCGACTGTATTGTTACCTATCTCCCACTTAGCCATGCCTACGAAACCAAGCTCGGCGTTTAAGGAGACTTAGGAAATGGCTATTTCACGCGCACAAATGTTGAAAGAACTGCTCCCCGGTCTGAACGCTTTGTTTGGATTGGAGTATGAGCGGTACGACGACGAGCACACGATGATTTACGAAACTGAATCATCTGAGCGTTCGTTTGAGGAAGAGGTGAAGCTGTCCGGCTTTGGTGCCGCACCAGTTAAAGCTGAAGGCGCGGCCATCAGCTATGACTCGGCACAAGAGTCGTTCACTGCTAGGTATAATCATGAAACGATTGCTCTCGGCTTCAGCATCACAGAAGAAGCAATGGAAGACAATCTATATGACTCACTGTCTGCAAGATACACAAAAGCTCTTGCAAGGGCAATGGCGCATACCAAGCAAGTGAAGTCAGCGAATCCGTTGAACAACGGTTTCAACACCTTCCAATCTGGTGACGGCGTTACGCTGTTCAGCACGGCTCACCCGCTGGTGAATGGTGGCACTAATGCCAACCGTCCTACCACTGCGGCTGATCTGAACGAAACCTCTCTGGAAGATGCTGTGATTAACATCGCCGCATTTACCGATGAGCGTGGACTGCTGATCGCGGCTCGCCCCCGTCGTTTGATTGTTCCCCCCGCACTTCAGTTTGTAGCAACTCGTTTGCTTGAGACTG